CTTATGCCGAAGTTGCAAGGCAGATTCAAGTCAAAGGTAACAAACAAGCCCTTGACGATATGATGAAAGACATTCTGACTTATGAACAGCAACGTCTAAAAATAACAGAGGAATACGAGAAAAAACGTGAAAGCCTCTATGAAACAGATAAAGACGGCAACAAGAAGCTCCGTAAGGGTGTCACACAAGGAAACGTGGACGAACTGAACCGTGCTGAACAGGAAGCCTATAAAGGCATAGACGAACAGTTCGCACAACGTGAAGAAACGTATCAGGCATGGTGCGATGAAATAGCGGAACTAACCCTTAAACAGTTGAAGAATGTATTAGCGGAGGCAGAAAAGGAACTTGCCGAACTTGAAAAGAACGGCGGGTCTTCTGATAAAATCGCTGTTGCCCGTGCCAAAGTCGCAACAGCCAAAAAGAATGTTGAGAAAGCACAGGCTAAAAATGATATAAATCCCGGCAAACGCTCAATCAAAGAATGGGAGGACTTGTACAAGACGCTTCAAGAATGTGAACGGGAGTTTGAGAGCATTGGCGACACGGTCGGCGGCGTGGCAGGCGAAATCATTTCAACGGCTGGCAGCATCATGACCGCTTCTCTGTCAATGATAAACGGTATTGTTCAGCTTGTGAATATGTCTGCCACCGGTATTCAGGGAACAGCGACAGCGGCAGCAACAGCCATTCAAACGGTTGAAAAGGCTTCTGTCATCCTGACTATCATATCGGCTGCCATGTCAATAGCCATGCAGATTGTGAACCTGTTCAACAATGATGACAAGAAGCAAGAAGAAATTGAAGACCTGCAGGATAGAATAGACCAACTCCAATGGGAACTTGACAACGCAGATATTGTGCGGTTACAAGAAAATAGCGGAAAAGCGGTTGAACGTGTGAAACGGGCTTTATCTGAGACTTACAAAGAACTCCTGAGAAATAAAATCGCTGTCAATGACGTAGCAGGGGCTTGGCGACTTCTGTTCAGCAACGTTTCAAACAACGCAGCACTGCTTCAAAAGACCGCAGAAAAACTCGCCACGGCGTATGCAAATATCGCTTACACGGCTGACAAGGCTCTCGGGGGTGAGAAATACAGCAACGCCCAAGAACAGCTTAAAAACCTCGCCCAGCAGCAACTTCTTATTCAAGAACAAATCAGGAATGAAGAAGACAAGAAAAAAACAGACCACGGTAAGATTGATGAATGGAACAGAAAAATTGAAGAACTCGGCGCACAGGCTGTCGCCATCATCAATGACATGGTTGAGGACATCATCGGCGGTTCAAGTTCCGATATTGCCAAAGAACTCGGAGATGCTTTTTTTGAAGCGTTTCAGGCTGGCGAAGATTACGCCGAGGCATGGGGCGATAAGGTCAAAGACATCGTGGCTGACGTGATGAAAAGAATGTTGGTTTCCAAGTTTCTTGAAGAACCTCTTGGAGAGATATTCGACAAGTATAAGGCTAAATGGTTCAAGGACGGTCAGTTTGTCGGTCTTGACGCTGTTATCCAATCCATGAGTGGTTTCGCTTCTGACTTGAACGCTGTCGGAACAGATTTCGCCAAGATATGGGAAAACCTGCCTGAGAACGTCAAATCAATGTTTGAGGTAACAGCAGACGCAACCCGTGAAGCCTCTCAGAAAGGAATCGCCACAGCTTCGCAAGAAAGTGTTGATGAATTGAACGGACGTGCGACAGCCATTCAGGGGCACACGTATTCAATCGCTGAGAACACGAAAATCATTCTTTCTGTCGTGAACATGATTTTACAGTCAGTATTGAACATTGAGAAACACACCGAAAACATGGCAGGACGCATTGAACGCATTGAAAGCTCAGTCAAAGAGACAAAAGATACAGTTAACGATTTCGCCTTGAAAGGCATAAAAATGATATAAGTATGGAAGACATTATTAGACAAGTTTACGCCCAATGGAGGGTTGCCAAAGAGCAAGCCCGGCAGGAGTGCGATAGCCGTTCCCTGCCAAATATGGCAGAGAAATACCGTATGTGTGATATGTTCAAAGGCACGGAAGATTTACAGAGCCTTATACGGCTGTTCACAAGCCCACAAGGTATGGAGTTCTGTATCAAACACCGTTTCCCGAATATAGCGACTTTCAGGCTGTTCAAGCCGTTCAACCCCGAGAAGTACGGTGTTTACATTGATGCGGGTATAATCACGCTGAGAAACCCGGAAAAAGCGGTTCTTATCGGGCGTACAAACGCAACGATAAACTGTGACACGCTTGAACGCCATGAAATTTTTCTTCTTCACGGGGCTAAAGCGTTCATCAACGCCTCGGGCTGGGCGGTTGTTTCCGTCAAGGGGTCAACGGGTTGCCAACAAATTCGTAACGTGTCAGGAAATGCGGTAATATTATGATGTCAGGACGATTTTACATAGACGGTAAGGATGCGTTCACAGAGTACGGCATCTATGTTCAGGAGGGGGGCTACAACGAACTTGTGGCGTTCCCGCCTCTGAAAGCGGTCACAAGCAACGACTGGCAGGAAGAAGACGGCATAGAACCTGACTTGTCAGAACCTACCTTGAACACGAAGGAATTTTCCTTAAAAATTGTTCTCTCAGGCATGGATTACCGTTGGGGAGGCTTCATAGAACGATTGTCAGACAAAGCCTATCATACGTTTGATTTCAGGGAGATAGGACGTACTTACCGCCTTCGTCTTGTGTCAAACCCTAACACGGATTTGGCAACGCTTCTCGGTTTCATCACGATAAAGCTTGCCGATGATTTCCCTTTGGACGGGTACACCTACAAAGAACCTGAAAGCACTGTTCCCGGCTCTGATTATTATGAACTTGACGGGAAACCGTTCTCAGTTTATGGGGTTCATGTGTTGGAGGGAACGCTTAATGAAATAGAGAAATCGCCGAATGTCAAGACCAGCCTCCTGCGCAATATCAACAAATTGAACGGGGCTTTGTATGACGGGGAAAAAGTGACCTATAAGGCAAAGGACGTAAAGATAAACTGCCTTATGAAAGCCGCCTCACTGACTGAACTGTGGCGCAACTATAACGCTCTGTTGTATGACCTTGTGCGTCCTGAACAACGGCTGTTATACTCTGATGAAACGGGATATGAATACCCCTGCCATTATAAAAGCTGTTCCGTGTCCGAGTTTTACGCCTCTGATAAAATATGGCTCAAATTTACCGTTACCGTATGCTTCATTTCATTCAGGCTTGAAGACGATGAATTTGTGCTTGCCACGGAAACACGGGATTTGGTTGTGACAGAAGACGGGGAGTTTGCGATTGACTTACGAAAAAGAATATGACATTATGGGATTGAAAAAAATTAAAATCAGCGAATTAACCCTTTCCGACAATCTGAAAGGATTATACACTATCGGCGTTAAGCTGATAAATGGGGTTCAAACGAGCGTCAAGGTCAGTCTGGAACACATTCAGACCGCCTATGAAAATGCCGTAGCCGCAACGAAAAAAGCCGAGACAGCCGCCAATAGTGCGAACACCGCAGCGGGTTCAGCCAACAGTGCCGCTTCCTCTGCCAACAGTGCGGCTACGAAAGCAAACACGGCGGCGGGAAACGCTGACAAGGCAACCGCAGCAGCAAATACCGCCACAACCAACGCAAACAATGCGGCAACAAAGGCAAATACCGCCGCTTCCAATGCGGACAAAGCCCGTGAAGATTTAGAAGAGATAAAGGAAGCCGCCGTGACCGCCACCAACTCAGCCAACAGTGCCGCTTCCTCTGCAAACAATGCCGCAACGAAAGCTAATAAGGCGGCGGGGAACGCTGACACGCAAGCTGACCGGGCAAAGGAACAGGCTGACAACCCGCCCAAAATGGGAGACAATGGAAATTGGTGGAAATGGGATGAAGCTCAGAAAAAGTATGTCGATACAGGTGTGCTCGCAAAAGGCGGCGTGCTGTACCCGACATTCAGCATAGACGATGATGACATGATTCTATACATGGAATTTGAAGATGAAGTAAGCGACAAACTTATCAAGTTTGATGAACAGACGGGAGAACTTTATTTGAATGTTGGATAACTTAAAGTTACACGAATATGACAAAGATACCTTTAGGGAAAGTGGCGTTTACGGACGCAGGTTCTTATAACGCCGGAAAGACTTACAAGCGGTTTGACTTTGTTGACACGGAAGACAGTTCCTATTTGTCGTTACAAGACAATAACAAGGGACACGCCATCACTGAAACCGCTTGGTGGAAATGCCTCGCACGGGGCACAAAAGCCACAGAAGCCGCAAAAAAAGCCAACGATGCGGCAGCATTGGCAAACGAAAAAGCTATGGCGGCAGATACGGCGGCAGGGCGTGTGAATGCTGCAATAACGCAAGCCAATACCGCTGCCACAAACGCTCAACAACAAGCGTCAGCCGCAGGAGAAGCGGCGGCAGAAGCAACGGAAAGTGTGGCTGAAATGAACGCCGCCCTCGCCCGTTTGGAAGAATTGGAGCAGACAATCACGGCTAAAGACCGTAAACAGCCAACGGGAATGACATTAGAGTTTCCTAAGAAAATAACCAAAGGGAACAAAGACATTCTGAGAGTAACAGCTACCCTATCCCCGGCGGGAACGGGTAACAATGTCCTTTTCTTGGGCGATGACAAAGCGGTTTCCGTTGCCCCTGACGGTTTTCTGACCGTGAACAGTGTCGGCATAAGCAAAATACACGTCATCCCGACAGAAAACACAAGCATTTATCGAACCATTGATATTGAAGTCGTTCCGCAGTCTGTCAGGCTTTGTACAAAATCAACTTTGCGCCTGACCGCAAATGGCAAATTCAGGTTCAATTAAAATAATTTTTCAACAAATAAAACTTTTAAATTATGGCACTATCAACAGATGAAGAAAACAAAGTAAGGGAAATCATTGAAGCGTTCACAAACGGAAAACGATTGAGTGACTTACCCAATGTTTCTGGGAATAACCCATTCAATCTTTTGTGTGAGGTCTTAGAAGACGGAGAAAGCAAAAAAGCAGCTCTCGCAACTATGTTGCCTTATATGGAAGAGCAGTGTATGTACGGCATTGAGCGAGACAAGACCGTTTCATCACGTTTAGTAACCCGAATTGGCAATACTGCTCTTCACAAGTCCCTTCCCGTACATAACCGTATGAGGGGCTGTCTTCTTGACGATGACGGCAACGTGGTTGAATATCTCAATCCACGTGATTGGACGGGGCATGTCAGAGACGGTTCACGGGGACAAGTCATGGTCGAGTTTGGGGACTTCTATTGCCGTTTTGAAACAAGCGCAAATATTGAGCGGGTCAAATTCTCTCTCTTTCCTCTTCCCGGCTATCGTTATGTTCCTTTGATGTACGTATCGGCATACGAAGCTACTGTTCAGAGAAGTACGAACAAGCTATCTTCTGTGGTCAATACAACGGCTGACTACCGAGGCGGTGCAAATCAGGCTGACTGGGACACACTCTCAAAAACGGTTCTCGGAAGACCAGCTACACAAATCAGCCGCACGAATTTCAGAACGTATGCCCGAAACAGAAAAGCGGGCAGCACTAAGTGGAACTGTATGACGTATGACGTTCAAAAGATGCTCTATTGGCTCTTTGTTGTTGAATACGCAACGCTCAACTCTCAGGAGGCTTTCAACACCCAATTGACGGCTGAGGGCTATCGTCAAGGCGGTCTCGGAGACGGGGTTACAACACTTGACAGCGGCAAATGGAACACGTTTAACGGTTATTATCCTTTTATCCCTTGTGGCTATACGGATGAACTCGGAAACGGAACAGGCGAAAAAGAATATACCATGCCCACTGAATATGACGCTTCTTCAAAGAAAGTCAAAGTGTGCCGTTATCGTGGTATCGAAAACCCGTTTGGGCATATTTGGCAGTGGACTGATGGCATCAACGTACGCATTAATCCCGGCTCGAACGGCTTGTCAGAAGTCTTTGTTTGCTCTGACCCCTCAAAATTCAATGACAGTAACTATAACGGATATAGTCATGTTGGGAATGAAGCCCGTGCCGAGGGATATGTTAAAGAAATTATTTTTGGAGAAAGCGGCGAAATCATTCCTGCTCTCGTAGGCGGCGGTTCTACCACATATTTCTGTGACTATCACTATACAAACATCCCTGCTTCGGTGGCTCTCCGTGGTGTCCTGTTCGGCGGTTACGCGTCTGACGGTGCGCTTGCGGGTCTCGCTTATGCGCGTTCGACTGACGCCCCCTCGTCTTCGTCTGCGCCTTTCGGTTCTCGCCTTTGCTTTATACCCACGTCAGCGTAACACGCTTTGAGTGATAACCTTTTCCCTGCCTCTTTGTGGGGCAGGGTTCAAATAATAACAGTATAAAACGATGATTGAAGAAATGAACAACATACCAAAAGAAGATGACGGAAGCCTCGCTTTCCTGAATATCCCGAGAGATGAAAACAGCAGGAGTTTCAATTGTGATGAAACGACACAATCAAAACTCGTAAACACCACGTTTTGGGT